GACGCAGCGACACCCGCAGGTTATACAATACTGGCCACAGGAGGGGACATTTTCTTAAACTTCGGTCGAACTGATGTATCACCTGGACCGTTTTCACCAATGGACGGCAATGACGGGTTTGGATCTACAGAAATCCAATCTTTAAGTGTTTCACTATTCGTCGAGGCCGTTTAATGAGTTTCATAGATCTAACTTCCGTTACCTCGACAAAGAACTCAGAAGGCGCTTAATGATAGCGCCTTAAATCTACCATAACGTCCAAATCTTCTAATGGCCCACACCTTTCATCCCAGTCAACCCACACATTATTGACTATTTGTTCTACGTGGCAAACAGTCCCACATTGAAAATATGTCTCAATGACTCTATAATTCTCACGCGCACCTAGTATTAGTGCTTGCGCTCTTGGCGCTTCACAGTACGGACAGTATTCTATCTCCTCGTTTTCGAGTATGTTCTTTAATATTTTGTCATTTTCGGATATCATCTCTATTTCTCTCTAAATCTATATATTTCTTCAAAAATTTCATACCAAACACAGCTAAAAGCGCGGCTTCTGCGCGGTCATGGTGCTTTTTTAGCTTAAAATGCTCAGTATCTCGTGGAAAAATGGACTTAACCTTATCTAAAGAGCTGGTTTTTTGGCCACTTAATCCAAGCGCAGGCTTCCAGACCGCAGGTTTAATGGGGATTGTGGTCAGATAATTGGCAGATAACACGCCGTGAGCCATCCCACACGTATGTCCAAATCTAAATGTAGACGACAGACCTTGTTTTGGCATCGCTCCAGGTTCCTCAATAACCGCTATACAGACATGACGTGCATATTGATCTACCAGCATTGAAAGCGCGTGTGGGTCAATGTGTAGGAAATAGCCTTGCTTCCTAGCCTTTGTGGCTTTTTTAAAGGTAGGCATGTCGTGAACTGCAACAATACGCCCGCGGTCCATATCAATTACAGACACGGCCCCAGTCAGTCCAGGGTCCAGTCCTATTATAAGTGGCCTGTTGATCCAGGCTTTCTTTTTGGACCCCACTAGTCAAAGCCTCGTTTACGTTCGGGCATCCTGTTAGGCTCAATGTCTGTCATATGTGGACGGCACACATTACAAGGCATACCTGCTCCACACTCGCATCCTTCAGAAGTCCAAGGCATATCTGGATGATTCTCACACACCCAACCTTCACCATCGCAGTTTCCACAATTCTCGGTGTCTGTCATAATCATCTCCTACCTGGAAAGAAATCATCACCATCTACTAATACACCGTGAAGTCGTGCGGCCTTTACTATTATTTTCATGGCTCTAGAGGGTATGACCCCGCCTGTTCCACCCTTTTCTCTGGGATATGTCCAACGGTAAATAGAGCTGGGGTTCCAACAGCACTCTGGGTCTATCTCTTTAAGTAACCTGTATAACTTACGCGCTCCACCGAACTTGGCTATCACTCTCTCAGCCTGGGACTGCTTCTCATATTCTTTTTGTAGGTCAGACTTTGAGCCTACACCTTTATAATACTTAAATTTTGGATTGTGGGTGTTTGTCATAATATTAGCCAACTCCTAGAGGCACAGTAATTGCGCGGATTCTATTTGGAGAGTCAGTTGGATAAGATATTGACACCCTAAGGCCACAGCTATTACCGATCAAGCTTAAAAACGATGTGGCGGGCTATTAAAGTCACCGCTGACATGGGGACACCGCGAACTATATGGACTCCAAAGCCTGTGCGCCTATATAGAGGGCGGGTACCAGTAGGGCTGTTTGCTAAGATACTAATATGACTTGGCAATTTGAGGAAACCACTTAGTAACTGGTAGAACTGGTGGTAACTGGTTGGCCTAAGTGCCCGTAATCCCTAAGGATACCAGTTACTACCAGTTAACCAGTGTTTTTTAATGTTCAGCCATATAAAAATATATGGAGCATGTATGTGCCAGACTACTTACCCATATATTTCTATATACTATTATTATTATTAATAGGTAAGAGTGGTATAGTGGTTTATAGTAGAAAAATTAGACACTTAGCGCAACCACTTAAACGCAACATACCAGTTAGCTAACTGGTATTGGTTAATATAAGTGAAAGTAATGTAAGTGAAAGCCTTGAAATGGGTGTGGGGTTGGCCAAAAAGGTCAATGTTTCTGGTTAACTAAAGGGGTCGGGCTCAGATACTTTGATTTCAGCCCCTAGCTTTTTGATTATCAATAGTTGGGACTTGGTAAAGGTTTTGCGGTCCATGAGTTCCGCAAAGATCTTGGCTGTATCATTAATTGGGTATATCAGCTCACGTCCATATACGCTTTTGATCTTGATTTCTACGGTCATTGGATAACCTCCATATTATAGTTGGACACTTGGCGGCCTGCCTCTATGTCTTGATGATATTTGTCGTAATCTTCACATTTAATATAGCGACCTGTTGGCAGCTTTATGGCGTACCCATCTGGACACTTCACATAATTGATTGCCGAATTGGCATCGGGTGCGTACTCTATGCCTACATAACAGAACAAACTAACACCTAAAAGGAGACATTTATGCCAGCTAAAAAGAGAAGAAAGAAAGAAGCGGGCTTTTTTAGCAGAGCGGCTAGCCGTTTGAAAGAAGAAGCTGGCAGTTTGAGTCGCGTAATGTTGACAGGTGGTGGTTTTGCTAATGCCTCTAATGCTGTTAAAACTCTTAAAGAGTCTCAAAAGCTTAATCGGCGCAAGAAATAGTCGTCTTGTTTGTCTTTTTGATAACACAAGTACCTCCACATTTCTTACAGTTGATTAAAAGTATCACAAACCCAGGCTTATTGGGTCGGTCAGGCATTGACTGCCTGCCTATTGAATACGAATTCTTTGCTGTCATGGTCTCTTTACATATGTTGCACAGTCTGCCAAAAGTCATTATTGAGTCCTTTGGTAAATGAATTGGTTTGTAGTTCCACAATCAATGCCCAATCTGCCATCAGTTAATATGCCTACTTCACAGTCATAGACTGCGGGTTGCATACATCCAGCATTAAGGTTAGCCGTGTGAATAGTCACTATAGTCTCAAAGGTTGATTCATCTGGAAGGGTGAAAGTCATGGTGTGGTCACAGTAAGAACCTGTCAAAGTACAGTTATCAGATACAACTAGAGTGTCAGTTGTTGAAGATGAATTATACCAGGTGCCTCGTTCATCTAGATTAGAGCATGAACGTGTGATGGGTGTTGGGGATGAGTCCCCACCTCCACTTCCACCACATGCTGGTAGTAATAATAGAATAGGTAGCATTAGTATTAGTCTATTCATTAGAGGCTCCTTTGTTCCATTTAAAGTTCTCTAATTTATGAATATCTAGGGCTGACTCAGCTAATATACTGGTTAAATCAGCCTGCCAGTTAAATGCTACGTTTTCTCTACGTCTTAATAATTCTCTTAAACGGTCACGTAATGTTAGATAACCGTCGATTACGCCCTCATTGTACATTGCTATCTCTTTCTTAGTTTTCATCAGTAACTCCTTTAGATTTGGCCATAGCTTTCTCGGCTAAGTTTAGAACGTGTCTCATAGTATCTATAGGTATTGTTTCACCATCTTCAGAACGCGATTTAAACACTGATATGATGTACTCAGTTAAGTAATACATATCTTGAGCAGCATTGGTTTCTGGCTGTTTAACCATTTAGTTCTCCTTAATGACATAATGAGTTGAGTCGTCCATAATGTCTTTTACCAGCACTCTTTCTTTATGTTTGATTTCTTCAGATGTTCTTAATCTATCTCGCATGACAGAGACATTCTGTTCGACTATTTGTTCGTTTTCATTAGTTTCGACAATTGACGTAATTGCTTCTTTTTCACCACGTTCTATAGCTCCTGAAACGTGATGTCTGAGTATGTTTAAAGGTTGTTCACATTTAACTCCTGTTAGTTGGTTAGTTACATAAATGTAAGTGCAAGTAGCCTGCCACCTCTACTAGCCCTACAAGGCCCAAGGGACCTAAGAGATTGACGAACTTATATACATAGTGTGTATTGTATTGAGAAGGAATCTTGTAAGGCCTGGATTTACCAATGCCTTTACGAGGTGTCGAACTTATGAGCAATGTTAACAAATTGAGCAAAAACTGTCACAACGATCCTATTGTAGTTACAGAAGAAATGAAGACGATAGCTATTGGTATGGCCATTGATGGCAGGACTATAAAAGAGATAGCAGTCAAGCTGGGTATGAGTTCTGCGCAGTTCTGGAAATCCCGCCAACAGTCCCCTGAATGGGGAATTGTTTTCGCACAGGCACGGGAGGAAGGAATCAACAATATGGTAGATAAGTTGGACAATATTCATGAGACATATCACGATGTTAACAGATCACGCCTTGCGTCAGACAATATAAAGTGGAAAGCCTCAAAAATAAATGCGCGTGTGTACGGCGACAAGTTGGATGTGAACATAAATCAGACTGTTGATATAGGCGGTGCGTTAGCTGATGCGCGTAAGCGTGCTGATGCGTTGACCCATGACGTAACTCCACAAATTGAGGGTGATGACGTGATAGATATAGAGCCCATCACAGATGAGATAGACATATTCAAATGATATCAATAACATAGTGCTATAACTAATATACATTAGCTCTACCCCTAAGTTAGCGGATGTGTGATTAAATCGAACCTAGTCCTAGCTGACACATGTTTTGCCAATAAAAAAACCGATAGGGGGGTGTGGGTGGGGGTGGGGCCAAAAAAAGTTTGCCCCACTATCTTTAACGGTCCCTACTCGCCAGCGCCATAAAAATTTTTATATTAGATTTTAGTATAAAACATATTGACGCACTAGGCCTAACGTAAGTGAAAGCCCACAGGTTTATCTTGCAAAAAGTTTAAGAGTCACATAGTCACATAGTCACATAGTTATAAAGGTGAGTAACGCCTAAAGCGGTTTATTTATTCGCGTTTATAAACTGTCAGTTATCCTGCGGAGTATTTTAGGTAGCTCGCAAGATCCGGACTAGTGGAGGTCAATCAGGTAGCTGCTTCCAATTGGACTAGTTCAATGCAGCCGGAAACCTTGCCCTAATAAGCAGGGTTTTTGTGTGTCAGGGGTATAACTTTCACTTATATTATTTTGTTGCGTTTTCACTTACAGTATGACACTATGTATAAATGAAACAATCTAAGTATGAAATAACAAGAGAGAAGTATCTAAGCGAAGACGAACAAGGCCAATTGGTCAAGATTCTTAATCGTCATAAAGATAAAGAGCCCAGGAATGTGGCCATTATCTGGCTTGCCCTGCACACAGGCGCAAGAGCCACAGAGCTTCTGAACCTAAAAATCACAGACTTTGATGTTGACAAGCAGAGTGTTTATGTGTGTGGGATTAAGAACTCTAAGGACCGAGAGATTCCAATACCTGAATGGTTATTCAAAATTGTCCTGTCTCTTAAAACTCATAAGGATGGCCATATTTTCCCAATAAGTTACCCGCGGCTTAATCAGATATGGACACATTACAAGCCTGTTAAGAAAAAATTTCATTCACTCAGACACACCTTCGCGCTCAATCTATATGATAAGTGTAAAGATATCAAAGTCCTGCAGATGGCTTTGGGGCACAGGAGTCTAATGAATACAATGATTTACGCTGACTTTCGTTACAATACAGAGGAGTTACGCAGAGTATTATTTTCATGACGCAGCACAAAAATATTGCAATAAACGCAACACCCTTTTACGGTTCGGTCTGTTGTTGCAGGCAGGGTCTTTTGGATAAGATTTAGTCTAGGGGGTGGGGCCGAAAGGTCCCCTTCTTTTTATAACAGCGAGGCCTTTGGAGGGTTTAATGCGATTAATAGAAGAAGCAAGAAATCATTTATATGAGATGTGTATAGACCCAAAAAAATTCAGGATGTCGATACCTGTTCACAAAAACGATAGTGACGAAATATTTTCAAGAGCGTTTAATCAAGCTGAAGTTAATGTCAGAAAAGTTGGGATATATCAGGATTTAGTTGAGAGTCTTTTCATGTGTCCAGAAGGTAAGGCAGCGTTTAATGGGAGTGACGGGGACTTAAAATATTTTAATGAGTCTATATCTGCTATTAAAAAGTTAAACGTTCGGGGGTGTATGCATAACCCTATCGAAGAAATCACAGCAGATGCCATCAGGCAGATAAATGTTAAACGCGACGAGGCTTTGGCCGAGAAGTTTAATTTGTTAGTTGAGCAAGGGGTCTTGATAGTTGAAGAAACTGCGCCTGTATTTGTTCGTGGTGAAGATGGCAAGGTGACTATAACAATGGGCCTTGACTTGAAGTGCAGAGACTTTGAACGTATTAAAGAATTGATAGCTGAAAATCAACAGTTGAAGGATATGCTTGCGCGTGCCCACTCAACGGTATCGACAGGAGTCTAGCCCAATGGCCAAGAAAAAAACACAAAGTAATGACAGCGAAGAAAACTTAAAAGAGAAATGCCCAGGATGTTTGGGTGAGAACTTTTCAATTGAAAAGGGACCTACTCAGAAAAGGTTTTGTCAGATTTGCAATAAGGTTTGGACGCCTTTAAATTTAACTGAAGTAAGGCTTGGCCACTACAAAGAAATGTCGGCTAAGCTTCAAGCGCAGGTAGCTCAATTGAAAGAAGAAAACCAAACGCTTAAAGCCCAGATACCGGGCTACAAAGATGATATCCAGGCAGGTATCTTTCAGTGATAGACGGAACGAGCAATGTGACAATCCCACTGGAAGATGTAGAACTTTCTATAGATGGCGACCCTGTCTTTGAATACTTAAAGTCGTTTGTTCTGCCTGAATTTGAGTTAGTGGGTGGTGAGATAAAAGTTAATAAGGCTGCAGCCGCTAATCAGCCGCGCAAATTAATTACTATGACCATGAAACACAAAGACACTGGCAAGCTGCAGACGAAAACTTTTAATTATAAAAAGATCGAGCGCAGTTTATGACAGACAAAGAGCAGATAGCTGCACTTAACTTTAAATTAAAAACTGTTAGAAAATACGTGACTAGTATTAAGAGCAAAATTTTTACAGACCCAAAGTTTCAAATGGAAGCTGTTAATAGAAAATGTGATTTTACTTTAGGATACATAGATAAGGAGTTAACAATTGAAAGAGTCCGAACCTCGACACGAACACGACGAGTCCCCACAACCTACAGAGCAAACAACACTAGATAGCTCAGCAGATAAACTGTTTAAAGACCTCATGCTGATGTGGGCTACGACTCCTTTGTGTGAGATACAAGCTAAGGTTGGAAAGTTCTCAAAAGAGCACGCGAAAAAAACTATTGAGTTAGAAAATACATACGAGATTATAAAGTTAATGACTACCGCCATGTTTGACGCCTTAGACAAGCACCCTGATTTAGAGCCTGCGTTTAAACGTGCGATAGAAACTTGTGACAGGATACTGGATAAAAATGAGTCAGCAAAAACAGATAGTCATTGATAGTCCCTATTTTCGTAAAGGTACTGAGACCCATGAACGTGACCAATTGTTTTTATTCAATAATGGCGCTATGGGTGATTTCATAAACTGGATGGCTGCAATCTTATTTGTGGCCAAGACCTGTAACTATTTACGTGGCCACTTAATAGTGGCGCACTGGTTTGTGCCGATTGCTGAAAACATTTTAAAAGATTACCCAAAATTTAAAGTGTACCCAGACTCTATTCCTGAAAAGTTTGCTGAAGGGTATCCAATTAAAAAGGCTGACATACATCCAGTCAACGCCACAATGATGCACCTTATTGATTTAGGTTTCATTTATTATGTTGGGATGAACCCCCCACCACCTGAACACGCGATATACCCAACGCTTGATTTATCTAAAACAAAAAGTATTGAAGGGTTAAGGGGTGTTGATTATGTGGTGCTGACTCCAGGGGCTACTGCTAAATCTAGGACTATGTCACCTGAAGCTTTTAATGGAGTTAAAGACTACATCCATAAATTAGGGATGACCCCTGTCATATTAGGTGTGACTTCAATGAATAAAGGTAAGCGAAAAGTTGACATACATCCTGATTATGATTTTAGCGGCACTGTTAACTTGATCAATAAGACTACCACTATGCAAGCGGCGTTAGTTATGGACAGCAGTCGGTGCGTTGTCGGCCTTGATAATGGGTTGTTACATCTGGCTGCTTGCACGAAGGCTGCTATTGTTTTTGGCTACACTGTCGCAGGTCCTTTACACAGAAGGCCAATAAGACGTGAGGGCACGATAGTTGAAATTTATTGTGAGCCACACGAATTGGCCTGTACTTTCTGTCAGCAAAATGTGCGTTTCTTTTATGACCATGATTTTGAGAACTGTATTTATAATGACTACGCCTGTACCAAGATGCTAAACGCAGAGAGTTTTAATAATGCGCTAGATGTGGCGCTAGAAAAGGAAAGCACGTGAAATATAGAAAGAAACCAGTAGTGATTGAGGCGTTTCAGATGACTAAGGAAAGACGCTGGGATAACAAAGACTGGCCTAGCTGGTTAAATAAAGCTTGGAACACCGAGGGTGAAGGATGCCTTGCGATTGACCCAGACGATCCAACAAAAGAAAAATTGTATGTTGGAACTCTTGAAGGAGTGCATCGTGTGGCGTGGGGTGATTTTATCATCCAAGGAGTTAAAGGCGAAATCTACCCATGCAAGCCTGACATTTTTGAAATGACTTATGAGAAGGTGGAAAGTTGAGCAGACCGATTATTTGGGTGAAAAGATTAGTAGAGGTGCAGGGTTGGAAGCAAGCTTACAGTATTACTGTGGCTTGTGAATTGCCGTTAGGGAAAGACCGCGAAACTAGAAACCATCATGCTGGGTTCTATCGTGCAGCAAAGCAGTGGGTTGAGCAAAACACCCCTGTAAATTTAAAAAGTGAAGACAAGATTTATGTGGGCATTGATCCAGCCAACGGTGAAGACTATTCTGTGGAGTCAAAAGTGCTAGTTTCAAAAGACGCTGAAGGTGACCCAGTTTACGATTTAGTGGCACAAAAAATATTTAAAAGAAATGAGGGGTCGCAGCTACTGGGCGACTGCTAGACCGCTAAATAAATTAATCACCCAGTCGCAGTTCCTTTCAGTGACAGCGTTAGAATAGGTTAACTGATGACACTTTGGAAAGACAGAGTTTTAAATGAAGGGGCGCAGGCTGAGTAGCTAACAGCCGTGGAAGGGCATGCCTGGGGTTCGACTCCCCAACGCCCCCGACTTTTATAACCAAGTAAAGGAAGTAGAAATGATGAAACACCCGCACCCAACCATACTAATGTGTTTTGTGTTTTTAATTTTGATTGCAACCGTGTCATGTTTTGAGTGTGGTGTGCTTTTGTTTAAGAAGGCTTGGCGATGAAATTTCAATCAACCATCTTTGATGATTTCTTTGAAGAACCTGAAAAAGTAAAGTCTGCGTGCGATCAAATGCCCATGCTTGATTATCCTGCAAGCGATGATGTTACATATCCTGGTATTGTTCATCTGCCTGAATCTATTAAAGACGAAATTACAGAAAAGTTTAAAAGGATCTATGGTCAGAGCTTCGACCCGCAGTTAATGTTTGGCAGGTACTCCCTTGAGAATATGGACCCGCCAAACTGGGCGCACTCTGATGGCAACATGGCGCAGATGTTAGGACTCATTTACATGTCTGACATAGATTCGCCTGATGTGGGCACTTACTTGCTGAAACATCGTTATTTAATGATGGAGACACACCCCAGAACCGCAATCGAGAAGCGCGCGCTATTAAATGAAAGTAATATTCGTCAACACTGGGTGAAGACATATTACTGTCCTTCAAAGTTTAACAGGCTTTTTATTTTAAGTGCCGACTACATCCATGCTGCGGGCTCAAGTTTCGGCACGACTCAAGAAGATGGCCGATTTGTTATCAGTGTGTTTTTTAATTTGAAGGGGGCAACGTGACTCATCTGTATGTTGAGGCTGTTACAAAGATTCCAAAAGAATATATCTGCGAAGGCACTTGTATGGTCGAACATCAAAACCGAGTAGTCATGGCTAACCCTAAGCTAAAGCCTATGATATTTGAAGACGGTGAGTGGAACGAGTTAGAGCTATATGAAGTGGAGTCGAAATGAAAAGCGTAACATTAACTAGAGCCTATCAAGACAGAAACGCCACGCTTGGCGTCATACAGCTAGAAGGTATGAGACCGATATTCACTTTGGAAAACCCTTGGATAAATAACGAGCCGTCAACATCTTGTATTCCAAAAGGGCAATATGTCTGTGAGCCGTTTTCAGGTAACAAGTATAAAGCTGTTTATGAAGTTAGAAACGTGGTGGACAGAAGCTACATACTGTTTCACGCAGGCAACACAGCAAAAGATACCAAAGGTTGCATATTGTTGGGTGAAACGTCTAGTTACCATAACTCTATGCCTTTCATTGGGGGCTCTAAAAAAGCAGTTGAAGTTTTCAAAGAGACCATAGGGGTCTCTAGATTTTGGTTGGAGATAAAATAAAAAGGAGTTTGTAAAATGACTGTTAATTTCATACACGATGCAACCTACATAATGTTGGGCGTAGCGCGGCATAGGCCGGAAAAATTGGTTTCAGTTAACATTACTCGCTAGAAAAAGGAAAAAATTACACGGATATAGTGTCAGAAATAATGGTTAAAGATATGGCTAAACTTCAAAAATCTGTTTTAGATGAAACTGAAAAAAGGTTAAAAGCAGAAAAAGAAATTGCAAAACTAAAAGATGCTGTAGTTCATACTAATAAGTTCTGTGTCTGTGAAAGAAATACATACGGCTTTGATTATGGTGAGGAACATTTACAAGAAGGCAGGCCAAAAAGTGGCGCAAGATGGAAAACTCCAAAGGATTATATTAGAGATAATAAAATTCTTTAACTTAACATAACACGCACAACATAGAGAAAGTATTTCATCGTGAGGGGGCAACATTGCAGTTAAGTTTATTTGAATGGGCGCGGTTAAATGGGGCTGGCCGTTGAAGGCCAAAACAGCAAGTCCTTATTCGGTTAAAGACGAAAAGGCTTTGATGACAGAAATCTGGGACCCAGCTTTAGCTGAGAACCCAGAGCGATTTATCATGTATATCTTTCCCTGGGGACAGAAGGGTACTCCTTTAGAAAAATTCACAGGGCCTAGACAGTGGCAGCGTGACGAACTCAGACGAATCACGGCCCACATTACAAAAAATAAAATTAAAATGCAAAACGGTGAACACCCAGAAGTGTACCAAAGTGCTACAGCTTCGGGTCGCGGAGTTGGTAAATCGGCACTCACAGCTTGGTTGAATATTTGGATGATGAGTTGTCATATCGGAACGACAGCAATCACTACGGCTAACACCGAACCCCAGCTAAAATCTAGAACCTGGGCCGAACTTGGTAAGTGGCACACACTGTCGCTAAATTCTCATTGGTTTGAAAAAACCGCACTATCTCTAAAACCGGCTGACTGGTTTGAAGACGCACTGAAGCGTCAATTAAAAGTTGATACAGGATATTACTATGCACAAGCCCAGTTATGGAGTGAAGAAAACCCAGACGCCTTTGCAGGGGTCCATAACCATAACGGAATACTTGTCATCTTTGATGAAGCTTCGGGTATCCCCAAACCAATATGGACCGTTACTGAGGGCTTTTTTACAGAGCCGGTGCTCCACAGATACTTCTTTTGTTTTTCAAATCCAAGGAGAAATACAGGTGAGTTTTATGAGTGCTTCCACAAATCCAGAAACTACTGGTATAGACGAAATCTTGACTCAAGAGATGTTGAAGGCACCGACGTTGCCAAATTAAATCAAATTGTTGAGAAGCATGGGTCTGATTCAGACGAAGCTCGTATCGAGGTTAAAGGTGAGTTTCCAAGGCAAGGAGACAGACAGTTCATATCTCGTGAGAGTGTGGACGGCGCTTTAGAGCGTGAGCTAGAGAAAGACGATTGGGCTGGCCTAATTATGGGTGTGGACATTGCTAGATTTGGTGATGATACGACTGTGATTCGTTTTAGACAAGGACGTGACGCTAGGTCGATACCTCCACTCAAGCTTAAGGGTAAAGATAATATGGAGGTGGCCAACGAGTGCTCATACCTCATTGATAAATATGACCCTGATGCTGTGTGCATTGACGCGGGTAATGGTACAGGAGTTATAGACCGCCTTCGAGAAATGGGTTACAAAGTTGTCGAAGTTTGGTTTGGTTCTAAATCCAGTCAAGAAGAATACTCAGACCTTCGCACAGAAATGTGGGCAAAAATGCGTGACTGGCTTTTGGGTGGGTGCATAGACACCGATCCAGACTTAGTTGATGACATTGTTGGGCCTCAATACGAGTTTGACAAATTTGATAGAATAAAGCTTGAGTCTAAAGAGAAGATGAAAAAAAGGGGAGTTGCTTCACCCGATAATGGTGACGCGCTGGGTTGTACGTTTGCAGTGAGAGTTTCTAGACGTGATCGAAGGACGCACAGGAAAACTCGTGGTGGTAGTCAAGTTAAAGATGTAGACTATAAGATATTTGGCTGATATTTTTATAATTTGTAAGGGGAGTTTTATGGGCAATAATTCGGTTTTTGACGAAATAGGTATTGGCGCGAGTGACATTGGTTTAGCTGATGACCCCGATGAAGTCAGAGCAGATAACAACAGAGATGCCGCCGCCGCTTCAGCAGCCAGAGACGCTGAGAAAAAAGGAGCTGAAGACGCTGCTTTTGAAGAAAAGGAAGGCGAACGTACTTCTCGCGCTGGATCCAGGTCTAGCACTACGCTGACAGGGGCTTCAGGTCTTGATGATGAAGACTTAAACGTGAGTCGTCGCACTCTGTTAGGTAGCTAATGTTAAAAGGTAGTAATGAAGACAAGGCGGTTGAGATTAAAAGGCTTTTCGACCAAGAGTCTGGCCGTCGAGGCACATGGGAGTCTCACTGGCAAGAAATTGCTGACAGGTACTACCCCCTAGCATCTGAGAATTTTCAATCTCAAAATATAACCCCAGGTAACAAACGAAACCAAGAGATTTACGACTCTACAGGAATGATAGCTCTTAATCGCTTTGCTGCCATACTTGATTCATTGTTGACCCCTCGTAACCAAACATGGCATAGGCTGGTTCCAAGCATAGACGAACTTAATAAAGACCGACAAGTTCGTCTGTGGTTTGAAGACGCCAATAGAATGTTGTTTAAATTTAGGTACGCACCGACTGCAAACTTCGCAGCTCAAAACCAAATGAACTTTAAATCCCTTGGAGCTTTCGGCACAAGTGCGCTTTTCATTGATGACCTTTCCACTGAATTTGGAATGAGATATAAAAGCTGCCACCTTGGCGGCATTTATATTATGGAAAACCATCAAGGCATTGTTGACAAAATTATAAGGCATTTTTGTATGACAGCCAGACAGGCCCACCAAAAATGGGGTGATAAAATACCCCCAGGTATTCAACAGGCTTTAGAGAAAGACGAAGGTAGAGAGTTTGAATTTTTACACTACGTGTGCCCGCGTGAAGATGTAGACCCAGGTCGTGCTGATTTTAAGGGTATGCCTTTTGCTTCATATTACATAGCTATAGAAAATAACGCATTTTTAGAAGAAGGTGGCTATGGTACTTTTCCTTATGCCACTTCTAGATATGAGCAAGCCCCTAATGAAGTTTATGGCAGGTCGCCTGCTATGGATGTTTTACCGGCGGTTAAGACTTTAAATGAACAGAAGAAAACACTTCTCAAACAAGGCCACCGCGCAGTTGATCCAGTGTTATTGGTTCACGATGACGGTATTTTAGATGCGTTTTCCATGAGACCTGGAGCAGCCAATGCCGGTGGTGTGAACAAAGATGGTAGACCGTTAGTGCATACACTCCCTGTTGGGGACGTGGCTGTAGGTCGTGACATGATGGAAGATGAAAGGGCTGTGATAAACGACTCTTTCTTAATAACTGTATTTCAGATTTTGACAGAAAACCCGCAGATGACTGCGACAGAAGTTTTAGAAAGAACTAGAGAGAAAGGTATTTTGTTAGCCCCTACCCTTGGACGTGTTCAGAGTGAAAGACTTGGACCCCAGGTGGAGCGTGAGCTTGATATACTGTCTCGACAGGGTAGACTCCCACCCATGCCTCAAATTTTAAGAGAAGCGGGTGCGGGGTTTAGAACTGAGTATGACTCCCCACTATCAAGAGCGCAGCGTGCTGAAGAAGCTGCTGGCCTTATGAGGACTGTGGAATCTGCTATTCAAGTAATGAACGCAACGGGTGATCCAACACCTTTGGACCACTTTGATTGGGACGTTATTGTACCAGAGCTATCTGATATAAACGCGGTACCTTTAAAGTGGCGTAAGAACATAGATCAAATAAAAGCTATCCGAGAGAATCGTGCTAAACAACAACAGCAACAAAAAATGATTGAAGCCGGACCGAGTGCCGCAGCCTTAGCTAAGGCAGCACCACCGGCTTAATAACTAAAGGATAGTTAGTGTCAGAGATTATACAGAAGGTTAAGACCTTTCTAACGTCTAGAAAGCGGTCTTATGAATTTACGTTCCCAGAAGACAACACCTACGCCCAGGCTGTGTTAAAAGACTTGGCCAATTTTTGTAGGGCCAACAAATCTACTTTTCATGAAAATGACAGAGCTTCTGCAGTTCTCCAAGGGCGGCGTGAAGTCTTTTTAAGAATACAAAATTATCTACAACTAAATCCAGATGAACTCTGGGAACTTTATAGAAAGGAATAATTATGAGTGACGCAGCCCCAGCACCCGCCGCAGCAGCGGCCCCAGCAGCAGTAGCACCCGCCGCCGTCGCAGTAGCGGCCCCAGCAGCAGTAGCACCCGCCGCCGCAGTAGCGCCTGTAGTCCCCGTGGCTGCAAGTGTAAATTCTCCAATGTGGACAGAGGCACTAAGTCCTGACCTAAAAGAGTATGTCAGCACGAAAGGTTTTAAAGACCCGACTTCTGTCTTAGACAGTTATCGAAATCTTGAAAAGCTTAGAGGGGTTCCACATGATAGACTTTTAAAGTTGCCTGAGACCGCAGACGCGCCTGAGTGGAAAGACGTGTACTCCAAACTTGGAACGCCACTGACTCCTGAAGAGTACGGGCTACAAGCTTCTGAAGGTGGTGACGAAAATTTTGTGAACTGGGCAAAAGAAGCTTTCCACGGTTTGAACTTGACCAAAGATCAAGCGGTCGGTCTAGTTTCAAAATTTGAAGAGTTTGCCACAACTAAAACTCAAACCTCTGAAACGGATTATGCAGAGAAGGTTAAGTCTCAAGAGCTTGACCTTAAAAAAGAGTGGGGGGCTGCCTATCACCAAAACATAGCTCAAGCCCAACACGCTGCTAAGGTTTTTGATATTTCAGGCGAGACCATAGACGCCATTGAAAAGGTGTCTGGATATGATGGTGTCATGAAAATGATGCACAACATTGGAAGTAAAATCGGTGAAGCTAATTTTCATGGCGGGGCACCTTCAGGTGGGTTTGGCCAAGACGGTGACGTGCTAAGCCCTTCCCAGGCTAAAGCCAAGATTACGGGCCTTAAGTCTAATCCAGATTTTACAGCTAAATACTTAGCTGGAGATTTGCAATCAAAAGAGAGACTTTCTAGACTTCATAAAATGGCCTATCCTGACGATTGACAGTCATACTTAATGGGGGCTATCGTGCCCTCATATGTTGTCGATAACCTTAACGGGCCGAACTGACAGCCGGACAAAGACGGTGGCTTACCCTAGCAATTGATAAAGGGGTATGAAGCTGGCCCTGTTAACGCAGACAAGCCCTTCGCAAAATTAAAAATTTTGTATAAGGAGGGAACTCACAATGTCTGTGAATATTCCAAATCATTATGTGCAGGAGTACGCTACAAATATTGAGCTACTTTTGCAGCAAAGGGGTTCAAAGCTGCGCTCTTTTGTTACGAGTGGTACTTATATTGGTGAACAGGCGTCCCCTGTTGATCAAGTAGGTGCAGTGGCTATGCAACCTGTCACCGGACGATTTGAGCCTATGGGCCGAGTTGACGCTGACATCGATAGACGTTGGGTTCTGCCTAGCGATTTCGATTTACCCCAGTTGATTGACAGCTTTGATAAGCTTCGTTTGTTAACTGACCCTGAGAGTGTTTATGTTGCCAATGCTGTAATGGCGGCGGGTAGACAGTTCGATGATTTAATCATTGATGCTTTTTTTGGTTCTTCCAAAACTGGTAAGACAGGAAGCACTGACACCGCACACGCTATCAATGTAGCAGTGGGTTTTGGCGCATCAGGAAACACAGGATTGACCGTGGCCAAATTACGTCAAGCTCGAAAGCTGTTAAAAGCTGCAGAAGTTGACATGGACATGGACCCAGTTGTGTGTGTCGTAACGGCTGAACAAGAAGATAACCTTCTTGCTGAAGCTCAAGTCATCAGCTTAGACTACAATGAAAAGCCGGTTTTAGATGATGGTAAATTAAAGCGTTTCTTAGGGATGCACTTTGTTCATTGCGAAAGACTAAACACTGACAGTAACACTTACCGTCGAGTACCAGTTTTTGCAAAGTCTGGGATGCACTTAGGAATTTGGAATGACATTACAACCGACATTTCTCAACGTAAAGACCTTAAGGGTTTACCTTTTCAAAGTTATGTTTACATGACTGCAGGTGCTACACGCATCGAAGAAGAAAAGGTTATTGAGATTAAATGTGCAGAATAAGGGAGGAATATAGTGGCTACAGTATCAATTTTATCTACTCAAATCACAAATCGTGATGCTTCCCCAAAAGTTCTAAATAACTCCTTTATTTCTAAAGGACAGTTGTTTGAGTCTGTTGGAACTCTAGAGGCTACGGCGGCTGATGATATCGGATCACTTTATAAATTGTGTTCGATCCCATCAAATGCGCGTGTTTCTGATGTTCTACTGACTTGTGATGATTTAGGATCAGTAGGGGCAGCGGATATAGGGCTTTACCAAACTACAGTTAATGGTGGTGCGGCGGCTGATGCAGATTTGTTTGCTAGTGCTCAGTTGTTGACAACTGCGCTTGACAAAACAAGTGTGCTTCACGAGTCTGCTGTTTTTGGTAAAGACGAAGTAGAAACTCGTTTGTGGGAAGTTTTAGGACTGACTGCAGATCCAAAGATCGACTATGATGTTTGCCTGACTTTGTCAGCGGCAACAGAGTTGGCAGGAACTGTGTCAATGCATATTAGGTACGCGATCTAATCATACAGATTACGTAATTAAATAAAATAAAGACTGGGTGTGGAAGCACTCAGTCTTTCCATACTGGGAGTTTAAAACATGGCAGATAGATTTTATGGTCTCGACAGAGGCGACAACGAGTTTGATACTGCAGATGCGCTATCATCTCCAACAAAAGATGTCGAGGTTGTCATTGACTTGGCGGTTAACCTTGAAAAATCAGAAGTGCTACAAGCTTTAGAGATGATTAAAAATCACATTATTAAAGCCGACTGGCCACCTGCAGCTGCTTAAAGGAGGGTATTTATGGGTCATTCACAAGCTATAGTCCTTTTAGAGAATAAAGCCGATTTAGTAGAAGATTCTTGGACTACTTGGCAAGGTGGCAGGAGTGTTCTTGTCGTACAAGCCACAACATTTCCAACAACTCTCCAACTTCAAATGTTAGGCCCTGATGGTAGTGAGATAAACCTAGGTAGTAACATAACTGCAGACGGTATTACTAGTTTTGATTTACCCGCAGGTTCTTACCGCATGGTTTTAACTTCGGGCACAGCTTTAGCTGTGTACGCGAGATTATGTAAAGTACCCTACTAAGGAGGACTAGTGGCCAGTAAGGTTGAAATTGGAAATAGAGCCTTACAAAAATTAGGGGCTAAACGTATTGTGAGTCTGACTGAAGACTCAAGAAATGCTAGAGCAATCAACGCGTGTTATGAGACTTTAAAGCAGGCTGAATTGAGATCTCACACTTGGAGTTTTGCTGTTCGTCGCGCACAAATTGCCGCTGAAGCTACGGCACCTTATTTTGGGAAAGCAAGAGTGTTTCAACTTCCTAGTGATTATTTAAGGTTGTTACCACCCGACCCAGAACTTAATACTAATGATTTAGACTGGCAGGTTGAGGGTAGACAGATAGCTACTAATGACAGCTCACCGTTAGATATCCGATACGTTTATGATGTAACTGATCCAAACGAAATGGACGTACTTTTCAGAGAGACCCTTTCTTCTAAAATAGCATGGGAGTTGGCCGAAGAACTCACACAGTCCAATGCAAAAAAGAAACAAGCAAAAGAAGATTATTTCGATAATGTAGCTGAAGCCAAACGGACTAACGCTATTGAACGTATAGCTGCTGTGCCCCCAGATGACACATGGGTAACAGTTAGGACTTAGATATGCCAAAAGTTTCGCCTATACAATCCAACTTCAGTGCAGGGGAGTTTAGTCCATTGCTGCACGGTAGGGCGGACGTTGACAGATACCGAGATGCGCTTGACGTGTGTCTTAATTATATCCCCACACTTCAAGGCGGCCTCATAAGACGGTCTGCTACACAATTTATTTCTGAAGTTAAAACTAGCGCCAAAGCTACGCGACTTATCTCTTTTGAGTTTTCAACAACTCAAGCGTACATGCTAGAGTTTGGCGACCAATATATTAGATTTTATAGAAATTATGGACAGATACAATCTGGAGGGGGTGCTTATGAGATAACCAGTCCTTATTTAGAAGCTGATTTGTTTCAAATAAATGTGGCCCAGAGTGCTGATGTTTTATATATCACGCATCCTAGTTACGCACCCAGAAAATTAACTAGGACGGGCCATACAGCTTGGACAATTTCCACCATCACATTTTTAGACGGGCCTTACCTACCTATAAATTCTACTGCTACGACTTTAACCCCTGCTGCTGCAACAGGAACTGTGACAGTTACAGCGTCGGCCATAACTGGCATAAACGATGATACAGGTTTTCAGTCCACAGACGTTGGCCGGTTTATACGTATGGAAGAAGGTTCGGCGTGGGGTTATGTAAGGATAACGGGATACACGAGCACTACTGTTGTCACTGTTGTAGTTTTGGTTAGTCTATCTAACGGCAGCGCAAAATCTGCGTGGCGAATGGGGGTGTGGTCTGACACTACAGGATACCCTGCAACAGTCACCTTTCATGAAGACCGATTAGGTTTTGCGGGCAACGCAGGGTCTCCACAGAGATTAGATTTAAGTGAGTCAGGGGAGTATGAAAGCTTCCCACCATCAGAGGCTGATGGTTCGGTTATAGATTCAAATGCTTTAAGTTTTAGTTTTAATGCTACAGATGTAAACGCTATAAGATGGTTACTGTCTGATGAAAAGGGTATGGTGGCCGGAACTACAGGGGGTGAATGGCTTGTCAGGCCTTCGAGTCAGTCCGAAGCTTTAACCCCAGCAAACATAACCGCTAAACGTTCGACTACTTATGGAAGCGCAAACATCCAAGCGATACAGGTTGGAAAGTCTGGGCTATTTGTTCAACGTGCAGAAAGAAAAGTTAGAGAAATGACATACTTTTTTGATGTGGACGGTTTCAGAGCTACAGATTTGACTGTACTTGCAGAGCACGTCACACTTTCAGGCATCAAAGAAATGGCGCACCAAAAAGAGCCTCAATCTATTTTATGGTGTGTAAGGAATGACGGCGTGTTAGCAGGGCTAACATATGAACGTGATGTTGACAGTTTTAAAGCTGGCTGGCACAGACACATACTTGGAGGTTCAAGTGACGCTGCAGGCAGCGCCGCCATTGTTGAGAGTGTGGCCACGATACCCGCACAAGATGGTGGTAGAGACGACCTATGGCTCATTATACGCCGTGAAATTAATGGAGTGTCTGTCAGGTACATAGAATACATGACTAAACTTTTTGATGATGCTACAGAACAGAAAGACGCTTTCTTTGTTGATTCAGGGTTAACCTACGATGCGCCCTTGGTGTTGACAGCTGCTACTAAAGCAGACCCCTGCGTAGTCACTTCAGCTTCACACGGGCTGTCAACTGCAGACAAGGTTTTGATATCAGACATTAAGGGTATGGCAGAGTTAAATACTAATAGTTATTTAGTCACCAGCTTGTCTGTCAATACTGTTTCGCTCACAGATCTACAGGGCGTTGATATAGATTCGTCGGCCTTCACCACTTATGTTTCAGGCGGTGAGATGAGAAAATTTGTCACTAACATATCAGGGTTGACACACTTAGAAGGTGAGACTGTAGCCATCTTAGCTGATGGTGCGGTACAGCCTGATAAGACTATAAGTTCGGGTGCTATTGTTTTGACAACTTCTGCCACCACAGTACACGTAGGACTTAACTATGTGAGTGATGGTAGGATGTTGAGATTAAATGCGGGTGCTGCAGACGGCACTGCTATGGGCAAAACAAGACGCACTCACAGAGTGGCGTTCATGTTTCACAGGTCTTTAGGTTTTAAAATCGGCATGAGCTTTGAAGAAATGGACCAACTCACGTTCAGAACAACGGCCGATAAACTGACTAGAGCGCCTGCACTATTTACAGGAATAAGATCAGAAAACATTGAGGCCGATTACGACTTTGAGAATCAGATATGTTTCAGACAAGATCAGCCTTTGCCCAGCATGTTACTGGCTATTATGCCACAGCTGCATACCCAGGATAGATAATGGTCAGAACTGTAAAGTTTAAAAAAGAGCACATGGCAGGACTTGATGAGTTTGTCTTTGGGTGTTCCGTGAAGGACACTGCCACCACAGTGCAGCTACAAGCTTTAGAGGAAAGGCCACACTCATACACGGTTTTAAAAGGAGATAAGGTTCTGGGCTGCGCAGGGGTCACAGAACGGTGGCCTGGTAGAGCAGAAGCGTGGGCGATATTAAGTAAAGATCTAAAAGCAGATCTAATTGACATGACTACAGAGGTCAGAAATTTTTTAGATGAAGTACCAATATGTAGAGTTGAAGCTGTGGTAGATGCAGATTTCAAAGCGGGTATCAGGTGGGTTAAACTTTTGGACTTTAAATTAGAAGCCCCAAAGCTTAGAGCATATGGCCGTGACGGTAAGGACTGCATGATGTTTTCTAGAGTGAGGCCTCATGATTGAAACCAGACAGGCTACGATTGCAGATGTGTCTTGGATACTAGAAGAACTTCTAGAGTTTTCACAATTCTATGGAACTAAGAAAAGTTTATTTGGAAGCCACGAACACGCCACAGATTACGTGACTAACATTGTGGAAAACCATTTTGTTTTGGTCTCTGAAACTGATGACAAAAATTTGACTGGGTTCATAGCAGGGCTAATAGTTAACCACCCTTTCAACCCTGACATTAAACTTCTACAAGAGTTGTGGTGGTGGGTGCCTGAAAAGTACAGAGGTGGCCGGTCAGGTCTTAAGTTGTTTAAAGACTTCTCTGCTTTTGGTGACAGGTATTGTGACTGGACAGTGTTCACATTAGAGGATAGCAGCCCAGTATCAGATAGGATGTTGTTAAAGACAGGGTTTAAAATTAAAGAGACTACATATTTAAGGGAGTCAACATGGCAGCAGTGACCGCAGTAGTAGTGGCAGCAGTAGGTGCGGGCATGGCGGCCTACTCGGCTGCAGCACAAGGCAATGCTGCTCAGATATCAGCAGACTTTAACGCTTTACAAAATGACAAAAATGCAAAGTTATCTAAAGAGAAAAGTGCAGAAGACCTAAAACGTTTTAGGCAAGCAGTTAGAAAAGATAAAGGGGCTAACATTGCAAGACTCGGCAAGAGCGGAGTTTCTAATGCAGGGTCCCCTTTAGAGCTTCTAAGATCAAACGCTAGTGTTGCCGCAGAAGATGCCATCAGCATACAAATGGATGGCTCAAGACGGCGAGACCAATTTATATCAGAGGCAGGATTTAACAGAAGAAGTGGTCAAAGTGCTTCACGAGGTGCAAACCTTGGAGCTGCAGCAAGTCTATTAAGTTCTAGCGGGGATGTTATCTCAAGGGCTGATGCACTATGAGGGGACTTAAATGCCAGTTATAAAAGAATACAATAGACAATTTTCATCAGCATCAGGTCCTATCCAAGGTAGGCAAACAACAGCTGATGATTTTGGGGCTATAGAGGCACGCGGTTTAGGCCAGCTAGGTCAAGGGCTGCAGCAGGCTGGAAATGCTTTGGCCAAAAGAGCTGAGCAAAAAGAACTCAGCGGGTTAAACGCAAAGCTAAGTGAAGCTCATGCCGACAATGCAATCGAGCTTCAAAAAATAACTAGAACTGCAGAGCCAGGTAGTGAAAAGGTTTTTGAAGATTTTAACACCAAAGCAAATGAGCGTTTACAAAAAATAGGAAGCGAGACCGAGACTGTTGCAGGTAGAAATTATTTCTCTACTACTGCAAATAAAATGACAAATGATTTACAAGTTTCAACAGCTAAAAACCAAGCAGACCTAGACGGTGAGAAAGCTGTCATTGATTACACGTCTGCAAAAAACAATCTGACTGCGGGTTTAATATCAGACCCCAGCTCATTGGCTGCAAGCCGTGAGCTACACGCTACGGGCATTGATAACCTAGTCAGTTCTGGGTTGTTACCTGCTAGTGCTGCAGCTACACTTAAGCAGGAAGGCGAAACGGATTTAGTTAAAGCTTCCCTTAGAGGTTGGGCTAAACTTGATCCAGAATATGCTAAAGGTAAATTACAATCTGGGGAGTTTGACAAACAATTAGGTGGTGACCTAAAAGTTCAGATGTTTGGCGAGATAGATCAAGCCATACGCGGTAAGGACATAGAGGCCGAAAGACAGAAAAGAAGATATAAAGAGTTGAGGCAAGAAGCTCAGTTAAAAACTCAAAATGAATTCATAACAGACATGTCTGATGGTAAACTGACAACTAGTCAGGTACTTGACTCCGATCTTGACCCTTTTGGTTCGGGCTCTAAAGAACAGTTCCTACGAATGATGAAGGTGGCCAATGATAGTGGGGGTAGACTTAAAACAAACCCTAACGTTTTCATTGCTACTTTTGATAGGATAAACCTTCCTGAAGGTGACCCAAATAAAATCACAGATGAAGCTGACTTGAATGATCTTCTAGGTAAAGGTTTAGACTATTCGGATTTATCTAAATTAAGAGCTGAGATATCTGGCACAAAAACAGAACGTGGTAAAATAGAGAACTCTTTTAAAAAGCAAATGTTTAATATCGCTAAAGGTCAGCTCACAAAAACCAATCCGTTAACGGGTATCGCTGACCCTGATGGTGACGAAAACTTATTGTTATTTCAACAGTTCGCCTATGACAAAATGGATGAACATAAAAAAGCTGGCAAGCCAATGTCAGACCTATTTGATCCAAGCAGTAAAGACTACGTAGGTAAATACATCTCTAATTATAAAAGGTCACCTCAAGAAATAATGCGTGCGCAGATGAGAAGGCTTCAACCTTCAACGCCAAACACTCTCACCCAAACTTTAAGTAGTGATAACCCGACTAAAGCCGCAGATGTTGGACCCAAAAGACGTGCCAACGAAGACATACCGTCGTATCTTCAAAGGCTGAAACTTGGAACCTCCGAGGCTAAAGCTGAAGGTGACAAGTAGTGGAAGGTGCAGGCGCGAGTATATCAGGACTGCAGGAAGCTGGTTTCCACCCACAAGAGATTGAAGCCTGGAAGTCTGAAACAAGGGGTGAACTAGAAGGTGCAGGATTTAATCAAGGTGAGATTGATTCGTATTTTGGAATCAAAAACCCAGACCTTACAGCAGTCAAAGACACGTTCAAATCAAACTTTGAAAAAAGAGAGTCAGCCGCGACAGAAAACCAAGGGCAAAAAACTGAGCCGCCACAATCTCAAGCGCCGGAAGTGGAGCAGGCCGACTCATTTTTAGATGCTCTAGAAGCGGGTTGGGACATATCAGTATCTGGTTTGGCCATACAACAGAAATCACCTGACATGACCTTGCAAGAAGACGCGGGCATGTTTTATAGAATAGCTTCTCAAGTCGGCACCCTTGCTGGAGATTTACCAGCTATGGTGGCGGGCTCATTGGCGGGGGGCACAGCTTTAGGCGCTGCGGGCGCAGCGGCGGGTACTGTTGCCCTTCCAGTTGTGGGCACTGTTGGTCTGGGTGCTGTCGGGGCTACAGTTGGCGCAGGAGCTGGGGCCTTTGCTCTACCTGAAGCTATGCGCCAAGTGATGATGCAACATTATGAGAAGGGTGACATAGACAGCTTTGCTGACTTTTGGGAAAGATCAAGTGTGGTTTTCATTGAGAGTTTAAAAGCGGGAACCATAGGCGCTGCCACTGTAGGAGTGGGTGGGCTTGTAGCGAAAGGTTTGGCCAAAACAGCAGTGCCTGCCTTGGCTAAGACTTCAACCCAACTGGCTTCCGAAGTTTCTACTATGACAACTGTGGGCGCGGCTCTTGAGGGGCACATGCCTGAACCTGCGCACTTCTTAGAAGCTGCCATAGTACTAGGTGGACTTAAGGCGTCGTTATCAGTATCGACAAAGCTACGCGGCGTTTATGGACGTACTGGCAAGCTACCTGCTGAAGTTGTTTTGGAAGCTGAAGCCAACCCAATAGTAAAGCAGAAATTACTAGCGGATAATGTTCCTGCAGAACACGTTATAATGGCCTTAGAGGGGGGTAAACTAAAGGTCCAAAAGGCCCCTGAAAACATAGAGGTAACTCCTAAGCTAAAAGCCCCGAAAGATCCGAAGCTGTCTACCGAAGTAAACCAGATACTTTCAAAAGTGTCTGAGAAATCAGGACCTAAAGTCACCGAGTTAACAAAAGAAAATGTGAAAGCAATTGTGGGTACAAAAGCTAGTAAAGCCTACACCGATTTTGTAGATAAGTTGGACCCTATAAACCAGGCCACTAAACTTTTAACTGAAAATATTAAAGACCTTCCTGCAGATAAAAACCCCTACATACTTTCACGTATGGCTGTTGATTATAAGGCCAAAGGGAAGCACTTTTTTGAGAAGGGGACTATTGATTTTAAAACTAGAGAGAATAAAGGTGCGAGTCTTAGAAGTATACTAGAGAAGGCTGAAAATCTAGATGAGTTTGAAGCGTTTCTAATATCAAGGCGTGTAGTTGAGAAATCAGCACAAGGTAAAAAGACAGGCTTTAACGTTGAGGCCGCAAAGGCTGTTGTTGAACAGGGGTCAAAGAGATATAAAGCAGTGGCCGAAGAAGTCACAAACTTCAGTAATGAAGTTCTACAGTATGCAGTTGATTCAGGTGTGCTAGGTAAAGACGCAGCCGCTAGAATGAAAAAACTAAATGAGAACTACGTTCCTTTTAAACGATTGATAGAAACTGCTGAAGGGGCTACGACTTCTAAAGGCGGCAAGGGCGGTAAAGCTGGTAGCTTAAAAGAGTTTAAAGGCAGTGACCTTGATATCCAGAGCCCTATCACGTCTATTGTTGAGAACTCTTTAGAACTTATAAAGATGGCTGAAAGTAACAGGCCAATAGCTGAACTCATAAAGTTGGCTGAAAACTCTGAAGGTCAAACATTGTTTGAGAAAGTACCGCAGCGGGCAGAAGCTGTTGAAGTATCCAGTAAACAGGTGGCAAAGCTTTTAGAAAAGCAAGGGATTGACCCTAAACTCGCAGAGCCCATTACTACTTTTAGACGCCAACAAAAACAGTTAGCTCCTGATGAGTTTGCTTTCTACAAAGATGGCAAAAGACAAGTGTATAGAACGACCCCAGAAATTGCTGAAGCTGTCAAAAGACTTGACGGAGACAGGGGGGCCACAAGTACATTTTTCAAACTAATGAGGGGTGTGACTACGGTTAAGAAATTTGGTATCACCTTTACCCCTGATTTTATTTTACGTAACTTGATACGCGATAAATTTACAGCCGATGTATTCTCTAAAAGTAAAGGACTGTCACCTATAGACATGGTTAATGCTATGGGTGACTTAGTTAAAAAGACTGACAGTTACTACAACTGGCTTAAAAGTGGTGGGGCTAACGGCGCTTTTATAGAACTTAATGAAGCCTACATCTCGAAAGACATAACTAAGCTTCAAAGACAAACTAATTTTATGGGCTCAGTTAGAAACGTATTACAAAAACCAGTGGACTTTATGAGGTTAGCGGCTGAACTGAGTGAGCAGTCTTTAAGGTTAGCTGAATTTAAGAAGGTGGCCAAGGGGGCTACAGGTGGCGACAGGGTTGTTGAGGGGGGCTTTGCTTCTCGTGAAATCACAATAGACTTTCAAAGGGTTGGAGCTAAGGTCTCAGCTATGAACTCAATCACTGCTTTCTTAAACGTATCAATCCAAGGTTTAGATAGAACTGCAAGGGCCATAGGCGACAACCCCGCTGCAGCTACCACTAAAGCTTTAGCTTACATCACGACTCCCAGTGTCCTGTTGTGGTGGGCAAACAAAGATGATGAAAGATACAAAGAAATACCACGTTGGGAAAAGGATATGTTTTGGATAATCCCAACAGACAACTGGAAAAATGCCACAGCTGAAGAAGCGGGCTCACTACCAGACTACATGATTAGAAATAAAAACGGCCAAATGCAGATTAACAAAGGAAATATTTTTAGAATACCAAAGCCAATGGAGCTTGGAGTTATATTCGGTTCACTACCTGAAAGACTTTTAGAGGGGTATTTTAATAAAAATCCTAAAGCCTTGAAAGATTTTAGTGACACTGTTTTAAAGTCAGTCACACCCAGTGTTATACCTGATGCGGTAGCCCCTGCTATTGAGCAGTATTTTAACAAATCTTTTTTTACAGGTAACGATATTGTACCTCACCACCTAAAAGATATTATGCCAGAATACCAGTTTGTGGAATACACTTCAGAAGTCGCAAAGACTTTAGGTAAATTGGTGGCGACAGTTGATAAACAAAACGCTATGGCGTCCCCTGTTGTCCTTGATAATTACATAAGAAGTTGGGGTGGTGCTGTTGGCCAGTATGCTTTACAAATTGCTGATGAGGCTTTGAAAAAAACAGGAGTTGTGAAAGACATAACTAAGCCTACCTCTACGCTTTCAGACATTCCTTTTATTAAAGCGTTTGCGGTTAGGTTTCCACGGTCGGGTTCTGCGAGTGTTCAGGATTTTTATGATAACTACGAGGCGACAAACAAGGTCATGAAAACCATTAAGTTTTTAGCAAAACAAGGGGACTTTGAAAACCTAGAGAAAGAGACTGCCTTGCAGTCCAACAAAGAAAAGATGATATCTCTAGATGCTACGCAGTCTGCTTTAGCAAACCAAAGTAGATTCATAAAGTCGGTTAATAGAAACCCAGACATAAGTGCTGATGAAAAGCGTCAAATGATAGATGGTGTTTACCTTATGATGATTGAGACTGCTAAACACGGCAACAATGTTGTTGAAGAACTTAAGAAAGTTACCAAGGGTAAAGACCTTTAATTAGAATATAAAAACGGGAGATTATATGAGCTTAGAAACAATAATAAACAGAAAGATTTATTCAGGTAACGCTGTGACGACAGCATTTTCATTTCCCTATAAATTTTTTGCAGATGCGGATTTAGTAGTCATCATCACAACCGCTTTAGGCGTTGAAACTGTCCAGACCATAACCACCCATTACACGGTGGCAGGTGCAGGAGTTGAAGCAGGTGGTACAGTTACGATGGTGACAGCCCCTGCAACAGGGGAATCGTTAATTATATACAGAGACCCCGCAGCTACTCAAAGTTTAGATTTAAGAGAAAACGACCCTGCCCCTGCAGAAGAAATAGAGAAAGCTTTTGATAGGCTGACTATGTTGGCTCAAAGAGCCGATGAGTTACTGGCTAGGTCTGTTCTTTTAACAGACGGCTTTACCGATACTTTCACTTTAACTTTACCCACTGACTTGGCCACTGCTAGCTCAGTGTTAGCGGTTAACGCCACTGGAGATGGGTGGGCTATGGGTCCCACAACTACAGAAATCACAGATGCAGAAGCCGAAGCTACGGCTGCGGCTGCAAGTGCAGCGTTGGCTGCACAGTGGGCCGCATTAACATCAGGCATAGTGGCCTCAACAGACTACTCAGCTAAGGCGTGGGCTGTAGGTGGAACAGGAGTCACAGACACCGCTACTCGTGGAGCTTCTAAAGAGTGGGCAATTGAAGTGGCAAGTACCGTGGACGGCACCAACTACTCTGCTAAAGAGTGGGCTTTGGGTACTCAAATTAGAGGGGTGGCCAGTGCAGGTTCAGCTAAAGACTGGGCAGTTTATACAGGTGGAACTGTAGATGATGCAGAATTTTCTGCAAAAAAATACGCTACTGATGCAGCAGCTAGTGCCGCAGCAGCGGCATCAACTTTAGCATCAGCATTGTGGCGTGACGTTGTGTTTTTAACTAACAGTGATTCCCCAAAAACGGTGGCCACAGGGGAAAACGGAACTCTTTTTGTGTGCGACACTACAAGTGGAGCTATCACAATAAACCTTCCAACCATAGCAGGCGAAACCATGCCCTTTTCTTTGGGCGTTAAACTAGATGCTGGATCAAACTCTGTCACAGTTAGTCCAGGGGGTTCTGATGAAGTTGGTGGAGCAGCATCAAATGTTATAGCGTCCACAGGTGGTGGGATTCAGTTAGTAGCTGATGTAGATGAAACCCCTGACAATTGGACTATAATCCCTTTTGGCAACCCAACAGGAAATTTGGGAACTGATATTTTAACTCTTGAGGAACAAGCTTCAGGACCCACAACCCCTGCCAGCGGGTTTAAAGCTTTTTACGCCGACACAGATGGCAGTATTTACACAAAAAACTCAAGCGGTGTTGAATCCGAAGTGGTTACGTCTGCTACTATGACTGCGCCAACTCAGCAGGTTTTTAATAGTGGGTCAGGTACCTACACCACACCAACTAGTCCAGCCCCAATACATCTACACATATTAGTAGTTGCTGCAGGCGCTGGGGGTGCTGGAAGTGGTACCGCAACCCCAGGTGTAGGTGGAACAGGTAATGCCAGTACTTTTGGTACAAGTCTGCTAGCGGCTGTTGGTGGAACTGGAGGTACCTGGGCAGGACCCGTTGGCGGTGCAGGTGGAACAGGTGGAAGCATCGGTGCGGGCGCGTATGGAAACATATTTCCAGGTGGTACGGGCGCTGGAGTCAACGGGTCAGGGGTTCCAACCTACGACCCTGGAGGTGCAGGAGGTAATAGTTATTTCGGCGGTGGCGGCGGTGGTATAGGCGCGACAAATACCGGTGCTGGAGGTCAAGGGGCAAGCACCACTACGTCTGGTAGTGCGGGCAATGGAGGTGGAGCGGGTGAAACAATAGAAGCCCGAATTGTCACGTCGATAGCTTCAACCTACGCCTATGTAGTTGGTGCTGCAGGCGCTGGAGGTACCGCAGGAAGTGGAGCTGGAGCTGCTGCAGGTTCAGCCGGTGCAGCTGGAAAAATAATCGTAACAGAATTTTATCAATAACAACTAAGGAGAGAATAATGTCAGAAGAAAATAAAAAGTTTGAAGTTAATTTCAAAGAAAACAAATTAGAACTTAGTTTGGACACCAATAGAGACGGTGAGAAATTAATGACTATGTCAGTTGACATGTCTGAAGCTTTGCAAGAGACTATTGCAAAAGGTGATAAACTTGAAGGCGCGAAGCTAGTTGGGTTTGAGTTTGGCATCCAAGGGCTGAAATTGAAATTAGACACCGATCAAGACGGTGAAGCTCTTTTGGAACTTAACATAAATCTAGCTGAAGCCATTGACGAAGCTGGCTTGATGAAAAAATAAATTGAAAGATTTATTTATAGTTAAGTTAGCAGTTGAATTGGGGATGGGCTTTTTAAAAAAGTCAGCAGCTAAATGGGTGGGGTCTTTCATTTTTGGAGGCCCCATTGGTTTTGTTATCAGTTATTTTGCTGAAAAATTTTTAGGGATGTTAGTAGAAACTGGTATTTTGGTCATAGATTTTGGCATAATGAGTGCTAAGGTGGCCATGGAACGTGACGAATACGCAGACTTTGCAGGCAAGGCCTACGAAAAGGCATTGAAGAAGGTGTACAGTGAATCAGAGAAAGAAGAAATTAGGCAAGAATATCTTGCCGCTCTACGTAAGTTTGGTACTGTTGGGAATGGGCTGCGCGACGACTGACATTCCAAACATTAAGGTACACGCAGAGATACCTTTTGTTGACGGCGCAGAAGCTGCGTTTGTTGAGAACGTCACTAAAAAAGAAGGGCTCATCACTGCCACTGAGTGGGCTAAACAACGGCCCTACATGTTAATGATCCATGTAGATGACTGGGCTAAAATTAAAAAAGGTTGGCTCAAAGCTTGTCGATCTTTCAGAAGTAAATGCAACGTAGCTGTAGATTCGATTGACTCTGTAGTTAGAAAGTTAGATGCACTCATAAAAGCGGTCGTAGAATGAGTGTGCCAGCGGAATTGATAGCAAAACAGATAGATTTATCCAATGTGTATATGGTAGTTGGAACTCTAGTGGTTTTAAACATTGGAGCTGTAGGCACTGGACTGGTGTTTATTATAAGACTAGTTTGGATAGCGGCTAAATATGATTCACGCATAGAAAAAATGGAGCGAGATCTAAACCGCGCCTTTAAAAACATAAAAGAATTGAAAGAAGCCGATGAATAACTGGGCCGCTTTCATATTGATGATGATGATTTTTATTTTGGCTGCGCACCTTTTAGTAGACGTCCACATAAAAATAAAAATTTTAGAAGACAAAGTCTCTAGGTGCCTGGTGTATAAAGACTCTTAAACATCATTCCCATTCAATAGGTTGGCCAAGATAGTTTGACATATAAAGCCTGCAGCGTTTCAGTTCTGGAAAACCATAAGCTCTAGCATTTATACTGTCTTTAGTTTTCAAACGCACTTCTTTTTTAAGGAGTGGACACATCTGAGTTAGTTTGCGTCCAAAACTTCTAGCGTCCATAACTCTAGACCTTGAATTTTTGTGCTTAGTGAAGGCCACATACAAATCTCTAAAACGTTTTCTGCTGACAGCTTCGGGCCAATCTTCATTAAATTCACAGCCAACTAGTTGACCGTCTGTTAAACATTGAAGCCAAAACTCTTCAACCATATCAAGAGAAGATATCTTCTGCTCTAAAAGTCCCTTAGTTTGGGGGGCTTTGTTCACATCAACAGTCTTTAAATCAAATTTTTGAAAATAATCTAGGAGAACTTCGTTACCACCGTTACTGTCAATAAGGACTCTCATTTTCTCAAAGAAAGCCCCGTCTTGTTTTCTACCATCACCCACATCTAGCACTGCATACCGGCGTTCATCGCTACTGGCTGGCACTAACCAATCTTCGTTACCAACAACTACAAGTCGCACAAGGTTATCGACCAAGTAAGGCTCTTTACCTTTTCTTTCTATAAGGATTTCAGGCGCGGTGGTCAGTCCTTTTAATTTACCTTCTGCGGATTTGTCGCCACTCCAAAAAGCTTCATCTAGAACAAGACATATTGCTGAATCCAGATGACCGTTAAAATTACTAGTGAGATACCTACCATCGTGGGCCACAAGATAGTGACCGCTACCAAGCAGATTACCAATTCTGTCAATGAGTGCATTTTTACCTACTCCCTTAGCCCCTCTAAACACTAGTGTTGTCAGGGGCCTTTCAAAAGGTTTCTGCATCATGTGGGCAAAGTACCCCATAAGCCAGTTAAATAATTCTTTGTCGTTATCACACACATTTTTAAGTGCGTGCTCTTTAAACAAATCAAATCCAAGTTTGGCCTGCGCGGTGGCTTTGTTGTACGCTTTTGGCTTACAAATAAACCCGCGCCACAGATTATAATAATTGTTTCTAGGTTCACATTCAGGTCTAAAACAAAGCCCTTGAAAAGTTCGTCTACCTTCCCAGTCTAGCCAGACTTCGGCAAAAGTTTTAGCGCGTCCCTTACCCTGTTGAATTAAATTAGGTGACATTAATCTTTTAAAAGCAGTCTCACTCATAAATACTCTGCGGGGTCTACCCTTTTCATCTACAGTTTCTTGAAGTATGGAGTGTTGGTTATCGCCAAATATGATAGCAAACTCTTTATTTATTTTTTCTAAAAAACTGTCTTCTTCATCACCTGTTTGAGGTACAACTTCAAACTGTGATTCAGGGGCACCATGTCCAACTGTCAGAGTCCCATACTTAAACGCATTATCAACTTTTGTGCATAATTCGTCATGGTCCCAGGGGGGTTGACACCTATCATTCCAAAGGTCGGCCATAAGTTCTACAGCAGTTCTATTATCAACGCCGAAATCTTTTAACTTTGTGGCCACTTTAAAGGTGGTGCTGTCCCCACCATCACCCTCTAAAGCAAGTGGTGCTTCTTTCTCTAGGTAGTGGCCTGCACGCATAACTGCACGCTCTTTATCTATAGTTGATACGTCTACTTCAATCGCGTCTTTGTGTCTGACAACATTGCAGGCGTTTACAATCCAAGGGGGGCAGTCACTTATATCAAAACACCCTTGAAACGCCTTATAAGGTTTACCATCAATCTCTGAACCCCACCCAACAACGTAACCGCCACGGGACCGAATATCTAAACCTTTACCTAGAACTGACACGCCCTGCTTTACTGCCTCTGGGGCTTTATAAATGTAGTGGCTGCCACCTGTAGGTGTGCTTTGAGAAAAGGTGTTAGGAAACTCAAAACCTTCAAGTTCTAGTTTTAAAACTTCTTCACTTCCTTTTTTTTCACCCTTATTGTCAACGTCCACAACCACTAGAGATTGATTGCAGTTATACTGTGACGTTGATATGCCGATGTTGTAAGGCTTTTCAATGCCCATAACTGGATCAGTCCACCACTTCTTAATCTGTTTATGATCTTTAGTGGCGAGATTCGGATAGTCTTTTATCACTGGAAGTTTACTGTTAACCTGTAATGGAAATACATGAAACCCCATGTCTGCTAATTTTATTGCTGAATCTAAAAAACTCATTTTCTGAACCGTTCCCCATGCCAGCCTTCGGCATCAATAGGCAACCCAACAGCCCAACATGGTATCTCAGACATAATTTTTTCTACTTCAACCACAGAGCCAAAACCTTTTGGAATTTCTACAACACATTCATCATGAACATGCATCACTATTGGGTACCCTTTTTGTTCAAGCCTGGGCATTGATTCAGACAGAGCACATCTGGCCACAGCTTGAGTTATATTTTCACAGAGTTTGCCCCCATAGGTAGCCACTTCGCGCCACTTGCCCAGAGCAACAGTCTTATATCTTAACGCTGTTTTTTCAAAATAGTCAGCTCGACCTGTATCAACTAATGGGTCAAATCTTCTAACGCGTCTAGTCTCAAGGTCTTTAATCAGTTTAACAGGCCTTAATTTGGGGTACGGGTAACAGAGAACTCTGCCAGATGGCAGTTTGCACCACAAAAAAGATCCATTTTTTTTAAAATTAACTTCTCTACCTTTAGCCCCTGCAGCGAAGCCTTCACCTGGGTACCTCACAGCTAGTACGGCGGCGTCTTCTAGTCGATACCAATAATCTACTATGTCCGAGTTTGAGGCCCGCCAAGCCAGTTTAATATCTTCTGCGGTGTCATCAGGTACTTTGACAAAATAGTTTTTAGCCATTGATTGAAAGGCCCCGACCCCGCCCTGGTATCCAAGTGCTAGGATGGCCACCTTTCCTATTTGTCTGCGTGGGTCGTCTTTTTTTATTTCAGAAGGACTGACCCCGTATATTCGTCCAGCTTGGTATTCATAAATTTTGCCATCACCTCTAAAAATCTCTAACACATCTTCCTGACCGGCCAACCAAGCTAGGACTCTGGCCTCAATAGCTGAGAAATCACAACCTATAAACTCGTGGTCAGGTTTGGCTTGTAAAAAGCCTCTAATACAGCTACTAACCACACTCATTGGGGACCCGTAGAACATGCTTAGTAGTTCTGTAATTTCAGCCAAAGGCTTTCCTGAATTTATAATAGCAAACGCATCTTCGATTCTATCTTGATTTAAAGTTGGACGGGGCAAGTTGTGTAGTTGAACCCTTCTGCCAGCCCACCTACCAGTGGTAGCGCCGTGGTACTGAAATAGTCCTTTGATTCTGCCATCTGAACAACTCCCCAAAACCATAGATTTTAGTTTGGCCGTGGAAGTCTTGCCAGCTTCCTGTCTTAATAGCAGAGCTTGCCTGCAATCGTCAGGTAACTCGGTTTCAAGCATGTCCAAAACATCAGCCTTGGCAACACTGGGAACGGTGACACCCCGCCACCTTAAATAATCTGTCAACTGGCCTGTAGCATTGCAAGTTGACACCTCACCTAAAGTGTGTTCACGCATCTTTAAATCAAGTCGTATTTTCTCAGATGCTACAATTTGCATACAGATTTCTATTGATTTTTTATCAACATTTACACCTCTACGGTTTATAGTCCAATCGAGGTGCCATAGAGTTTCTTCATCCTCACTTAATTTCATAAGCCGGTGGTGAAGCCCGCGCTCTACCTCTACGTCTTGTTCACAATATTTATATAAAATTTCATATTTTTCTGGCACATCTTCTTTGGTCCACCAAACAATCGTGCCATCATCTTCTATGCTTCTAGGTTTACAAAGTTGAAGCATAACCTGTCGGCCCTTCATATCTTTTTTGGCTTGGAGTCCAACAGCTGCGCTGGCTGCATCCAATGACCCAGGTAATCCCATAGCATATCCAAGAGCCATAGTGTCTTCGCATTGTTCGATATTTAAAGGTGGCCAGCCGTAAGTAGGCACACAGATATAGTTCCAAATTAAAACTTCAAAGGCCCCAACATTGTGGCCAACAACTGTGCAACCGTTCAACACACAAGTCATAAGTTTTGAAAGGTTAACATCTACTCGGCCAAAATATTCAGTGTCAGGCAAAAAAGTGTGTATAGGTCCTTCATCAAAGGAGTAGCAAAGGCACAAAATTGAAGTTGTTGGATCTTGAGCGTACACGTCTGCGCCGGTCTTCAGTAGATTGACGGTAGATCTAGTCTCAAAATCAATGTGTACTGTTTGCCCCATGTACCCCCACTTAAAGGTGACCCACACAAGTTGTAGCATTAGGGTTAGGGTTAGGGTCCATAAGATTTTACCTCATGGAATACAAACAACTTGTGTAGGTCTATTCAAATTTTAATTAAAAATGCTGCCCGCAGCCCCTGTCTCTGCAGTTGATTTTTCGCCACCCATATCTACAGGTGCAAAATCGTCTTCAGGTCTTGTACGACCGCCTAATGGCTCGCCTTCACCAACTTTTTGTATGTTGCCAAGGCCGAAAGCTACTCCACAATTTCCTTTAGCATCGTAAGCATACGCGCTCACTGAAGCTACAGCCCAACAGCCAGCGTAAAATTGTGATCTATCAATAATGTCTTGAACGCTATTATCAACAACATGTGGTTTCTGTTGGCTCTTAAGATTCATAAAGATAGCGCCTTCTTCGTGTGCAGGCGGTAAAATCATGTCACCATCGTTATTTCTTTTTGCCTTCTCTCCTTGATCCCTAAAAGGTGAGCGCAGTTTTGCGGGCCACTTGGATTTATCGGCACCCCATTTAGCGATGACTGCTTTCTCGGCTTCAGCTTCCAACAACGCCATGTCTGCACCTTTTGGGTACAAAGCCATTACTGAAAATTCATCCTTGCCATTCATGTCATTTTTCTTGGCCTCAAAAACGTTAGGAAATGAGACTCTAAATTTTGGTGTATTCATTTTTTACTTTTCTCCTTTTTAGTTGTTTAGTTTTTATGATTTTTAGTTCCCACTTGATTAAAGCGGGGAGTTTCTTTTAGCCCTGGTTTTTTAGTTTCTTCTTGATCTTCAGGGGGCTGGAAAGGTTCTGGATCTGGCACTTCTAGGTTTTCACTAGCAGCGTCTAAAATTTCTTCTGTCTTATCTTCTTTAGCTTCAACTATGACAGTTTCTGCTTTATCATGTAAATCTTGATCCAATTCGTTATTATTTTCGTCATCCATTTAGGCCCCCTTCTATGGGTTTAAAGTCTGCAGAAGCGTCAAGCTTTATCGCAGGTCGTTTATCGGTACTGTGAACTAATGTATTTCCAGAACTTGTTTTAACCACAAGTCCTTCTAATGTTTTCTTCAATTCTTTTGGCAAAAGCTTCTCGACTTGAGTTGGTGATAGAATACTTTTTTTATAAAAACTTTGGTCAGGTAACATGCACTCTAAATTCTCAGCCAGTTCTGTATCTGGTAAGCTCCACTTTCTCATAGCTCTTTTGGCCACTAATTTGAAACCCTCTGGGGTGCGACCGTGGCTAGCTTCAGCATAAGCAAACTCTCTCACTGTTTTTATCCAAGCCTCTAGTGCTGGTAAAAAATTCAGCGCTTCAACTAATCTGTCCGGCTCATGTTTTGATACAGGACTAAATTCAAGCTTCGCTAAAGATTTTGCTTTGTCTCTTAAGGCAGGACATTTAGTGGGTGCTGCAGGACAGAACCTGCAATGATCGCCTGGATGAATCTTAGCGTTAGGCTGTTCTGTAGCCTTGGCGTCTTCAGCCAATTGGGCTGCAAACTCTATAAGGTCTACAGCTTTAAATTGCCACCGTCTAATCAAACCATCTGGATGGTCACACCTTGGCTGCACAATAACTAGCTCCACAGTAGAGCATGGAAACCCTGAACTAAGCAGAGCACCAAGCCCGTAATACTGAAGCTGTACGTTATTAAAAACCCCAACAGGAATACCTGCGCCATGCTTATAATCATACACCGCTAATTTTTTTTCATTAGGGGAATACATCGTTGCATCTGAAGTTCCAAAAAGCCCTGGGTGTACTGCTGATAAATCAAAGCGGTGTTCGATGAGTACGTGTCCTTCTGAAGCCAGACACCCAAGGGTTAACGCATCTTTTTTAATTTGTTCTATATAAACTTTAACTGCCTGTAAGTCCTCAATAGGATAATTAGCAGGTATGTCTGGTTTACCTTTTCTAAAAAAATAGTCTTCTAACATTGTGGCCGCTATGTCATGGGCCACAGTACCCTGTTTAGCATAAGGACTCTCTGGGCTAGTTATGCCTTCAGAAAGTTTAACGCTTCCAGGGCACGCCTTCCAACGGTAGTAAGAAGACGCTCCGATTTTGGAGTGTGCAGGTTGTGATGTAGACATTTAAGCGCCTGCACACATGTTGTCACACTCGGTGACGAAAGCCCCAAATTTTGATTTAGGAAGGGATGAAATACGGTCACAGTCGAAACTGGCCAAAACGTTTCTTGCTTCAGCTAGTCCTTTCATGGTGCTCACTTTTTGTAGAGCCTCATAAGTGTGCTTTTCAGTAACAGTGTCTTCAGTTTCGGGCTCTTGTGGGGAGGCGACAACTTCAACTTTCACAGCTGCTTTTTTCTTAGCGACCTTTTTTGTAGCCTTCTTTTTGACAAGTGTTTGAGCTTCGGGCTCTTTATATTCTTGAGGTTTTAATGAATTAGCGTCACCCACTTTTAGGCTGACTTCTTCTTTTGCTTTAATGGTGTTTTGACTAATTTTCGGTATGTGACCTTCAGTCATACCCAATATATTTGTAAGTTGGATTTTCAGTTCAACAATATTATTTGCTTCAATCTTTAACTCGATCACGTTGGACCCCCCTAATGCTGTTTTTGAAATTGTTAGGAAAAAATATCCGTTTGTTGCACGTCTTGCAACAAGTTTTCATCAAAAATTCGAGTGAGGTCGCGAGTCTTACCTTTGACCATCAGCATTATCCTCGAATCTAAAGACTCAGCCAACCCTATAAACTTAACGTACACTTTTTTCTCTTGACCGATTCTGTGAACTCGCATGATAGCTTGTGCGTTATTTCCAGGCACCCAGTCTTGTTCTAAAATCCAGACATTACACGCTGCGGTCAATGTGATGGCCGTTCCTGCAGCCAAAATGTTACCAATAAATATCTTACATGCTGGATTATTTTGAAACTTATCAATGTGTTTGTCTCTTTTACTTGCAGGTGTTTTGCCATAAAGCGTGACAGGTTTATATTGTCTAAGTTCCCTTCTTAAAGTTTCTATTACGTCTTGGTGTATGGCAAAAATCACTAGTTTATCAAATCTTTTATTTCTGAAATTGTCATGAACCATCTTAATAGTGGCCTGTATTTTTTGTAAGCCAACGTATCGTCTTAGAGTGGACACGCTGTCAGATATGCTAGAAGCAAGGGCTAGAGCTTGTGCATTTTCAAGTTTAGTGTTGGTGTAAACGTCTGTTAAAAGTTTATGCTGTTTATCTAGCTCTGCGAACAGTTCTTCTCTGCGATCATGGGGTAGAAAGTACTGGCAAAATGAGGGGAGTATTTCTAAGTCAACAGGCCCAGGTTCTACCAGATCATGATTGTATATTATTGGAGGTAAGTCCTTCATAACGTCCTTTTTGAGTCTTCTAATCATCACATTTTTCAAAAGTTGTTGAAGCTCAGGAACGCGGTCTTTTTTGGAACCGAGTACCTTTATCCCATAAGATGTCTGTCTTGTCAGGCAAAAATACTGGGTGAAAGCATCTTTTGTCATGTTTGTTTGGCCAAAAGTGTATAACATCAACCATAATTCACTAGCGTTGTTGGGCGCAGGCGTTCCTGTTAGCATCCAAAAACGTCCACAATTTCTAATAACTCCCCGCTTTCCAACAACTGCTTTAGTTCTCTTGCTACCAGGTTCTTTTAAAAAATGGGCTTCATCGGCTATAATAACATCCCATTTTTGGCTTAAGAGATACTCTCTGTTTTCCGATACATAATCATAAGAGCAGATGCATGACTCCCCTTCAATTGGCAGGTCTTTTAGGGTCATAGCCACTTTATATTGTCTTTTTATTTGGGACCAACACTCAAACTCACGTAGCCAATTTATTCTTGCTATACTTGGACATATGATTAATACTTTTTTAGCATGGACGCTATCTAGGCCACGGATGGCCTGAATTGTTTTACCTAGACCCATTTCATCGGCCATTAAGGCTAGGGTTCTATCCCTTAGAAACGCTGCGCCGTCAATTTGATAATTAAATAACTGCCCCATACATGGTTATTGGCATACTATGTTGGGTGTGTCAGGTAAAATATACGCTCCACTCACAACTACAGAGGTCCCAGGGGACCCAAATAATACCGCCAACAAATATGGCGATATCTCAAGAACTGAATCTGATGATGGTTTGAAGATTGGAATTGATATTGCAATTATCCGAGATGATACGGCATCAACTGCTATAAAACTCGCATTAATGGCACTTGAAGTCGCATTAGATGGCACACTCCCCAGATCAGTTTATGACAGTTACGCCACCACACTCAGTGGGACCACTTACACATTTACATTTAGGTATTCATCTGTTCGGCAATTTGTGGTTACAGTCACAGACCCAACCGGACTCCCAGCAACATCAATAGAAGAAATCAACAACCTATTACTTGAAGCAGGCAGCGGATCAAT